CGACCTTGAGGGTACCAGTGTACGGAACCTGTGGCATTTACAACCCCGATACAAAGCCGACGCTGGATGAACTGGACGAACCAAACAACCCCGATGTGGTTCCAGCGTTCCATTTAGTCGCGACCGAACCCACCGAGCCAAGGATCGACGACGCTGCTTGGAAATTGCCAGCGGTGATGGCGTTATTGCCCGCCATAACATCGAGGGTAGATTGGTTCAGGTCCATGGTAGATTTCACATCGTAGTCGTAGGCGGTCTTGGCTGCATTCGAACGAATCTGTGCGGTATCGATCCCGGTGATGGTGCGCTGCGACTGTTGAACGGCGACAGCCGATCCGCTGTTCACATCCAACCCACTAGCTGCCTGTTGGTTCTTAATCTGCGCCTGCTGCTGCCCAGCTTGCAGGCCGTACTGCATTGCCTGGGTCTCGCCCTGCGACCGGGCATAGTCGGCGTTCTGGAGATCGATGGTGGAGTTGATCTGCGCAACGCCGGCTTGATAGTTGTATGACTGCTGGGTTGCTGCGGCAGTTGTCTCCGCGCCAATAGCCGAGGTGATCCCCCCAGCCAGCGTCGCTCCAATCCCAACTGCCCCAAGTGCTGCGGCCATCGCTACGCCTCAATTCGGAATGGGAGGATGGGGCCGTCGGGTTCGCCGAGCGTAGCGCCGAGCCAACGCATCCAGCGATGGGAGTGGGTGGCGGCGGTTGCGCAGTGACCGACCAAGATCGGATACCGAAGCAACGCATCGGCCACACAACGCCGCGAAGCCCGCAGACACGCCAGCTTGCTCTCTGCGAAGTGCGGGGTTTGCCAGAACCAGATATAGGCCCTATCGCTCACCAGCGTCGGCGGGATCAACCCCATCAACGCGAACACCTTCGGTCCGTTGTACCCAACCCAGATATCTGGCGAGTTCCCCATCGCGCGGGCCATTGTTTCCTGCTGATCCTGAGGTAGCATGGATAGGTATTCGGGATAAATCAAGCTGTGTAAGCGCGGGCCGGAGGTGTGGTATATCTGGATCATCCGCGCGAGCCTTGATCGCCTTGGGTAATGCTGGGGAAGACGCCAAGGATGGTGGCGGGATAGGGCAGGGATTGTTGGATGCAGTATTGGCCGGGGACGTTGTAGGTGGGATCGAGAAAGGTTCGGGCATCGCCGGTGACTAGATCGGTGACCAACTGCGAAGCTTGGCCGGTGAGCATTGAAGACACATTCCCCTGCACAAGGTCCTTCATTGGGACTTGGTTGTTGAAGTTGCTGCCGATGGACAGGCCTAGGGTCTCCGTCACCCGCACATCGACGTTGTTGATCTTCTTTACCTTTCCCTGCACGGTTGGTTCGCCAAGGTCGAGGGCTAGCGTTTGCAACTGCGCGGTGAAGCCTAAGCCAACAGTGACCTTGGAGGCGGCCACAGGCAACGTGAATGCGCCGGTGCTGGGCATAACAAACGGCGCGATGACGGCGCCGTCAGCAAGTCCTGTGCAGGTTTGCCCAGCGAGGAACTGTGCGCCGGAAAACGAGGTGGCAGGTGATCCGACGTATTGAACCGCACAATCCACAGTCCAAGCATCAACAATACCATTAGGGTAAGTACGCTCGGCCACTCGCTCAATGTATTGAACAGCATTGCCCTCAATCGTTCGCGCAACAACGGTATAAATCGCATCGACTTCTCCTGCGGTTGCGGTGCCTTCGGTGACGGTGGCGACGGATTTGAACAGGCCGTTGGTGGTGGTGGAGTGGCACCATGCGGTGAATTCTTGTTCTTTAAGGAAGGTCAGGGTCAGCATCACCCCGTCGTTGCGAACGGCCCAGACTACTTTGAAGGGTTCTTCGGCCCAGGCCCATTCTTGAACGGTGAAGCCGTAGAAGAGGTGCGAGGAGATGACGGAAATATCGGTGCCGGTGAAGACGTTGGCGTAGATGTTGTAGGCGCTGTCGCGAACGATGGAGCCTTTGGATTGGACGTATAGAACGTCAAAGTTGGAGACAATCGGGGGTACATCAGATGCGCCATTGAACGATTGAGCATTAGCAACGAGTGCACTCGGGCTAACAGCGGTTCCATTTCCGCCTCCAGTGATTAACCACGAGGCCTTGTCGGTTAGGATCAACAGGCCAGTGGTTTGGGAGATCATTGATTTGATTGTGTTTAGTTGCCCTGAGACAAGAGTCCCCGTAATCGAATCGGTAGCCTCACTGGGGTTGGAGACGTTGAAGTTAAAATATGACCCCGGCTGTGACATGTAGAAGGTCTGCGGAGCGCCATCGGGCGCGGCCAGTACCAGCCGCTGTTGGAAGAACCCCGGCACCGACGGGTTGCCGTTGGAGGTAGCGGCCAATGTTGCAACCGCTGCAGCACCAGTGGGCGAGAAGGTCATTGTAGGCACTGAGGTGTAACCAGCACCGGGGTTCAGCACCTGCACAACCCCAACGCCCCAGACAAGGTTGGCAGTGGCCCCGGTACCAGCGCCGGAGGTGGTGAGTTGGGTCACCGGGTTTGTCGGGGCTGAGCCAGAGAACACAGCGCCAGGGTTGGCTCCCACTGCAGTGGTGGCTTTCCAAGTGGCGACGCCAGAGCCAGACAGCGTGGCGACGACGAGAGTAACGCCATTGGTAAACTGGACGGCATCGTTGATTGCGTAGCCCGAGCCGTTGGTGCCGACCGTTGCCGATTGGCAAGTGAGGATTGCTGACAGCGATGCCGCGATGGTGCTGCTGACGCCAGTTGCGGCCACTGATGGGACCGCAGTGTAGGTGCCGGTATTGGTGATGGTGACCGAGGCAATCCCTTCGCCTTGGAATGGGTTCTTGGCTATTGGCGGGGTTTGGGAAAAATCGGGGCCGATGTTTGAATCGACAAAGGTGGTGTTGGCAGTGCCGCTGACCGTGCCGATGAAACCATAAGTTGAACCCGGCGGAACTACACCGAAGTAACTAACATCAGATTCATAGACGTTATAAGCGGCTGCACCCGGTGCAGCATCCCAAGTAATCGAAATAGACCCAGCCACACTACGAATATCATAGGTCGGACCTATAGTCGCCGCAACGCTTGGTGAGGACTCTTGGCCATTAGCGTCGATAGAGGTAATGACGTAGGAGTAAAAGGTCGACTGTGGAGCAGAGCCAGGAGACGGAAAATTAATAGCAGTGGCAGCGATACCCGGTGGAGCCGAGGCTGTGGAGCCTATTACGATTGGAAGCAGGGTCCAATTGGCCGCAGTGATAATGGTAAGGACATAAGGCGTGTAGCTGGGATGGCAAAGGATAAGTTCGTTGACGTTCTGAGCGAACTTGAGAACGGCAAGATCGGCTGCGGCGTAGGGAGAGGCTATGATGTATACGCGCGAGGCCGAGGCGGGTAAGGTGAAAGGGTCAGCAACGATCGCATTGCCGAATAGATCGGTCAGGGTAAAGGTATTGGTGGTAGCCCCCTGCACAATGTAGTAATTGCCCCCGATGAATATCCAATCGTTATCGAGATAGCCATGGTTGGCATCGGTGAAAACGCCGCCGGCGAATGCGGTGATCGAGGTGGCGGTTTCAAGAATCGGCGCGCCATCGACGAAGAAGCGGATGTACTTGTCGCCGAACTCTAGGATGTAGCCGATGTCGAACGTCACCTGCATCGGGATTAGACGAACGGGTGTGGCAGATTTGTAGCACTGGAGGATGTATTTGGTGCCCGGACGGGTGCTGGCGCCACCGCGATAGTCGACAAAGAAGTTCGACAGCAACGCAGCGCCGGAGCGATACTTGGCGAGGTCTACGCGGGCGTACAGCGATGGTGCCCACTCGCCGGTGTTGAAGCTGGCTTGGATTGCGAGGTCAGACATCGGTCACCACGACGGCCATGATGAACCCCAGTCATAACCGGAGTATGGGCCAGAGTTATAGCCTTCGGTGTAGGCAATACCGCGGGTGCGAATCCAATCGGGGGTTACATCGTTGATGGTTAGGCCCTCGTTGCCGTCGACTGCGCGGGCTTCTTCGATCGCGCGATTCGCAAGGCCGACGAGATCATTGGCGCGTTTTTTGTCGCCGGTGAGGGCCACGGACAGATGGGCGCCAAGCAAGTCCGCCCATGCCTTCTGAAACAGCGGGTCCATCACGTTAGGGTCGGTGACCTGCCGCACGTAGGCCAGAGTGGCGAATTCCTGATTGGTGAGGATGACGCGTTGGTCAGCCGCTGGGCCGTAGGTAAGGTTGAACGTCGCGCCAACACCTGCGCCGGTGGTGCTGCCCTGTGCAACGGGGTTGGTTTGCTGGACGAAGTACGAGCCGCCAGCGGTGCCGCCATTCAGCACAGGGATCACGTTGACGCTGGTGATCACACCACCGGCCTGCGTAGCAACCTGCACTTGCACCGGTGCGCCGATCGGGGGATTGGTGCTGAGCCCAGCCGCCAGCGTGATTACATCGCCGACCGCAGCGCCAGTGCCGCCGCTAGCAACAGCAGCGGTAAGAACAGGGATAAAGGAATCATTGGCTACCTTGAACTTAATCGGCATCCCTCGCCAGAACGCCGGGGCCCCGCCGGTGACTGCGGTGGTGATCGGGACCCCGCCAGCGAATCCGGTTTGGTTCGCCGGGATGATCCAGCACGCGCGGAGGCA